ACCAGGTCTACTTAATACTTCTAACTCGCTGTCAGAGTAATTGTAAAAGGTTTCCTGCTTGCTGTGACGCCCTAAGAACTTCTCATACATGGTTTTAACACATATACTGATATTGTAATATCTGTTTTTATCACAGTCCTTAAATTGTTCTCGAAGTTGTTCTACCCATTCTCCTAATTCGTCTACTTGTCCGCCAATACCGGCAATATTAATACTTAGATAAACATGATCTTTAATTTCATCAATCACTTGTTCAAAATGTTCCTTATCTTGAGATTTGGGATGAAAAGTGAGTATTACATTATCCATATAATGTTTGGATTTAGACCACCAATTAATGGTTCTGCTTGCATTAGTATACACTGTACTAGTTGCATTATATTCGCTTATTTTGCGTATAATATCCTCAAATCCGGGTATTACAGTGACTTCTCCTCCTATTAATTCATAGTCTGTGCGTTGCTGTAATGCGTTGTAATGCGTTGATATCTTCTCGATGGTGTCAATGTATACCTGTGTGCTTAACCATGGCTTAGAACCGTCGTGTAATACAGTAGGGCAGTAATTACACTCGTAATTACATGAATTACCCATGTTCCATTGTATTCGAATGTTATCATCAAGGCCTCTAGCATGTGGGCCTTTTACTGATATTAAAGTTGACATTATGGCACTATAACTGTGCTAGAACCAGGCGTTACAGAGTGTCCGCAAGATGCTTGTGTGCCTTTTTTAGCAGGAATTTTACCGTCTACTAAAACTTTTTGAGCACCGTTACTTACTAGTCTTGGATTGCTGTGAGGCGCCAGGCCGTGACCAGCAACTATATCGCCTAGCAAAGCAACTGGCTTTCCGTCTGCATAGACAGTAGAAGAACTAGGGCCCGTAATTGTACCTCTAGCATTGTCTGATCCTTTTCTTGCAATTCCTGGCATATAATTATTTATCTGACTTTTCTTCTACAATATGTTCAGAAACAATTACTTCGTCAGATGGCTCATCTTTTTCTACTAGATTAAGATAATCTTCTTTACTTTCTTCTGCAGTTAGCGATACTGACAATATTTCGCTAGTATTCATTACAATTTCATCTGCCGAACTAGTAAAAACATATGGTACTAGTGCAAGTTCACCAGAATCACTGTTTATGACTAAGTTTCTAGGATGCGTTACAGTTAGGTATCTAAATTCTTCATCAACACCTATTAATGTTGCTAATATTTCGATGCCACTGGATACTTTGATGGTGACTACGTCACCGATTAAATTTTCTGTATTATACATTGTGTCTCCTAAAGGCTAAGGCCTTTAAATGTGTCGTTTGTTACGTCTTGTTTTGTACCACCAATTACATATGAACTAATTTCTGTTTCTTGTGGTGCTACTTGTACTTCGCCTCCACCGATCCATTTTTGTGTCCACGGCAAAGGATTAGTACCCATATTATATACCTTTTCTAAGCCAACGGCATGCATTCTTTTGGCCGCAATAAATTCTACATATTGTTTTAGTAGATCTGCATTTAATCCAATAATACTTCCGTCTTTAAACAAATAATCTGCCCAAACTTTTTCTTGTTCAACAGCATCAATAAACATTTGCTTACATTCTTCTGCTGTTTCTTTTTTAATTTTAGCAAAGTCTTTGTCTTCTTGCGGTAAAAATTTTAGCATTTGTTGTGTACTTGCTAAGTGTACATTTTCATCACGTGCAATTAGTTTGATAATTTTTGCATTACCTTCCATTCTTTTGAGTTCTGCAAAAGCCCAACTACATGCAAATGATACATAGAAACGCACACCTTCGAGTATGTTTACACTCATTATGCATTTCCACAGTCTCTTTTTGTGTTCATATAAATCGTAACTGGCTAACCCTCGCTCTCTAATTTGATTGTATTCAATTAATTTATCGTAGTTTTCTGTAATGCTATCTGCACAATCTACAATCTCTTTTACATCAAGCATTTCGTCGAACACCTTGCTTGGATTACTGTATACGTTCCTAATAATATGAGTATAACTACGGCTGTGAATAGTTTCTGAAAATGCCCAAGTCTCAATCCAGGTTTCCAGTTCTGGCAAACTCACAATAGGCAGAAAAGCCAAGTTAGGCGAACGACCTTGTACACTGTCTAGTAAAATCTGTCTTTTTAAATTACTAGTAAAAATATGTTGTTCGTGAGCAGATAAATCTTTAAAGTCTTTTGCATCACGCAAGATATCAACTTCTTCTGGCCGCCAAAAAAAGCCTAATTGCTTGTCAGTTATTTTATCAAATTGTTTATATTTTAGAGTATCAAATCTTTGCATGCCCATGCCACCATTATCATCCAAAAACATTTTTGCTTTTGTATGATCGGATTTATTTTTAATATCTAAAACGCTCATTTTCTTCTTCAAATCTTACAGCTCTCGCATTCTTCATCGTCTTCAACAAATTCGGTTGTTACTTCAACTGGTTGGTCTTTGTTAATATCTATCTCTCCCTGGCCATCAAAAGTATTGTTATAATATAATTGTTTGCCGCCATATTTATAAAACATGATGAGATGTTGTAACAACATACTCATAGGAACTTTTTCGTCTTCGAAATGCTCAGGATTGTAAGATGTATTTACCGAAATACCTTGGTCAATATACTTTTGTAGTACAGCACAAATTTTCAAGTAACCTTCTGGTGATTTTTGATCCCACAGCAAGTCATACTTGTTTTTGAGTTTAGCATACTGTGGTACAACCTGCTTTAACACACCATGTTTGCTTTGCTTAATGCTAACATAACTGCGTGGCGGTTCAATACCGTTTGTGCTGTTTGAAATTTGTGCAGAAGTTTCTGCAGGCATCAATGCCATCAATGTGCTGTTGCGAATACCTGTTTCTTTTAACTGCTTACGAAGATCCTTCCAATCCATACGTTCTTTGTGTTTAACTAATTCATCTACATCTTTTTTGTATGTTTGGTTAGGAGTAATTCCATGGCCGTACTTAGTTTCCATAACTTTTGGTATAGCACCTTTTTCTATTGCTAAATTGGCACTTGCTTTGATTAACCAATAACTCCATGCTTCTGCCCACTCGTCTACTAATTCTAAATTAGGATTTTGATATGTAGTATCATGCTTGGCTAACCAAAATGCAAAGTTAATAATACCAATACCTAACGGACGCCTATTCATTGTGCTAAGTTCTGCCGCTAATACAGGGTAACTTTGATAATCTAACAGTTCATCTAGTGCCCTTACTGCTAAGTCACAAACAGTTTCAAACTCTGCAGGATTTTTGATTGCACCCCAATTTACAGCACTTAATGTACATAGGCTTATTTCGCCTTCGGGGTCATCAACATTTGTTAAAGGTTTAGTTGGTAAATCAATTTCACAACATAAATTACTTTGTCTAATTGGTGCTACTTCTTCAATAAATGCTCCATGTGTGTTAGCATGGTCAACATTCATTAAATAAATTCTGCCTGTGTCTTTACGTTCTTGCACAAATGCAGAAAACAATTCAATAGCAGGAATAGACTTCTTCCTAATACTTGTTTTACGTTCCGCCGCTTCATATAATTCTTTGAACTTGTCCTGATCTGCGTAGAATGCGTCATATAATCCCGGCACATCATGCGGAGAAAAAAGTGTAATGTTTTCGCCGGCGATCAATCTTTCGTACATGAGTTTGTTAAACTGCACACCATAGTCCATGTGCCTTACACGATTATCTTCTGTGCCTTTGTTATTCTTGAGAACCAGCATGTCCTCGATTTCATAGTGCCAAATAGGGTAGTACAGTGTAGCGGCACCGCCTCTTACGCCACCTTGGCTACAACTTTTTACTGCTGATTGGAATAATTTATAGAAGGGAATAACTCCTGTGTGAGTTGCATCTCCATTCCTAATAGGCGAGCCGATTGCTCTAATACTGCCTGCACCAATACCGATGCCTGCTTTCTGACTTACATATTTTACTACTGCACTCGACGTTGCATTTATGCTGTCTAAACTATCTCCGGATTCAATTAGTACGCAACTGCTAAACTGTCTCTGCGGTGTACGCACACCAGCCATAACTGGAGTAGGCAAACTAATTTTAAATGTACTAATTGCATCATAGTATGCTTTAACATACTTCATTCTTGTTTCTTCAGGATACTTGCCAAATAGTGTCGCGGCAATCATCATGTATGCAACTTGTGGTGTCTCGAATATTTCGCCTGTTGCTCTATTTTGCACAAGATATTTTCCACGCATTTGCTCCATAGCCGCATAAGTTAAATATTCGTCTCTGCTATGGTCAATAAATTCTTGTAATTGATTAATTTGTTCCTTACTATATAATTCTAAAAACTCTGAATCATAAAAACCTCTATCAACATTTATTTTAATTATGTCACAAAGGCATGGGGGCTCAAATTGATTGTAAACCATTTTACGCAAATGATAGTTAATCAATCTACCAGCAACAAATTGATAGTTAGGTGCTTCTTCTGAAATTAAATCTGCGGCACTCTTAATTAATGTTTCTTGTATATCACTTGTAGATATGCCGTTTGAAAATTGAATCTTGCTGTGAATTTCTACTTCACTTGCACTTACGCCTGTAATGTCTTCACAGGCATACATGACGACTTTATGCAACTTATCAATATTGATATCTTCTTGTCTGCCGTCTCTTTTTGTAACCTGCATGTGTGTCCTCAAATGTTAATTGTAGTAATATTTACCTAGATTTTATTATAGTATAAAACAGTATTAAAGTCAAGAACAGATTTGATTTTTTGGTACAACGTGCTTGGTAAAAACAACTGAATTGTCTATTGCAAATTGTTCTGTTACTACTGTATCAGAAAAATTATAAACCAGTCCGTTGTCTAATAACACTAGCCCATCGGACCCATCTAGTGTATTACTTATCACTAAGAACGTTAAATTTTCGCTAGTAATGAAATTTTTATTAATCAATGTTGCTGTTAAAACTAATGTGATTCCAGACTTACAAAAATACCCTTCGCTTACTATTTCAAAAGGATTAGGCCAACTGCTAGGAGTATAATAATCTAAGTATCTTTGCAATATTTTTATAGTGCTAAATTCTTTGTGTAAATCATTTACAGATTCGAAATCGCGATGGCGTAACTCCCGCCAAATTTTTAATCTTTCTTCTGGGGATTGATGGTCAAAGAACATTAACCAGCAGAATCCCAACTACGTTTAATATAAGTCATTTGCAATTCAGTACTAGGAACCAGTGTATTTCTAAATTGTAATTGTAGTTGGTAATTGCCTGAGCCATCAGGTATAACAGATCCGGTTATGTTAACGTTGCCCGCGATATTGGATGTAAAATCTGTATAGGTATCGTTTACTAGGACTCCGTTGTTTCTAATATCTGCAGATGCTAGTAAAGAACCAATTCTTTTGTAAGTAGTATTTGGGTCTGCATCTGAGTCACCATCAATAAGTGCATATTCAATAAAAATTGTATCATATCTTGTTACATCAAATGTTAAATTAGAAACTGTGCCCGGATATGGGCCTCCTGGTAAAATTGTAAATGCTTCTGGTGAGCTATAAATTGTGTCAGCAGTGCCTGCTTCTTGTGTTTCTAATGTTAATATTTCAATGTTTGTTTTTACATTAAGTAGGCCTTTAACTTCTGGACTTTCGCTATCAAAATATATATTATTCAAAACTTTAGTAAAGTTTCTTGCTTCTTCGCTACTATCAAAAGATACTTCTTTTAAAGTACTATCTATACCGCTAAATTGCCAGCCGCCTGATTTGTATTTAGGTGATGTCCTTGCAGTGTCGCTATAAAATTCATTAACAGCAAGCTCAGAAAATAAATTAGTGTTTGCATTCTGTACATCAATTAGCCAGTTCTCTAATTTAGATTTAATTGTACTATTATCTCTAGTATAGTTGTCTGGTGTAATTTTTAAGTAGTTTGAAAAAGTTACATTAGCATCATCGTATATTCTAAAACCGCTTGATAATTTACTTTCGCTTTCTGTTTCTGTAATATAAACTTTGTTGATTGTGCCAGGCACATAGTTCATTTTAAATCTATTTACATTCTCATTAAAATGTGTAACTACTGTATCTAGTGATACATT